ACTCTGGGCGAAACGTCAAAATCGTATTAGACCCTACCCCGGCGTTGGGGTGCATAGATCTTGCCTGATCTATGCCGCTCGCCACGAGATGCTCTCGCGGGCTCGCGCAGGAGAGCAGTGATTCATGCGCAACAGAACACCCCTTGCGTTCGTTGCAAACGCGATGCGCGATCTGCACGTTGTCCATCGTGTGGCCGTGTTTGTTGTTGTGTTCGTGATTTATTGGGACGATGTGATCAATGCACGGAGACATAGGACCTTGCCGATCCGATCTGTCTTCTATTGGTTTTTCGCAGAGCTGACACATCCAGTTGTCGCGCTCTCCGACCTTATCAATCGTTACTGCATAGGACTTTGGCAGCCCTTTTTTTCCAGCCCGTGCCGTGTGCTTGCGGTTTCCAGGCTTGCGGCTTCGTTTCCGCAAACAGTCGCAGCAGTATTTCGGGACCTTCCAATACTTCGATTCGCTTATTTCAAGTGACTTTCCGCAATCAAGGCACTCGGCGCACTCTTCGGCAATCGCTTTTGCAAATCGCGCCTCGATGGATTTTCGCTCCGCACGAAATGCCGCCATAAGTTTCACCATGCGGCAGTCCATTTCTGACAGAACGGATTGCAACAATTTCCGGAGCCGCGTGCCGTTTCTCCTCGATCTGTATTGTCCTGCACATTCCTTCGTGCAAAACAGACCGCCGCTATTTCCGCCTTGGTCGCTTTTGCGAAATGTGATGCCGCAATTCCTGCAAGAGACCTGCTTTGCGGCGAACATCGCATTTCTGCAATCGACGCAATATTTCGCAGCACGGCTGGAGGCCATGAATGGCTTCCCGCATTCATGGCACCCAATCTCTACGCGGCGGACATTCCTTGCCTTTGTGTTGGCATTCTTGCAGTTATCGCAGACTTTCCTGCGGCGGCCCTTGTTCGTCATTCCGGCTTCCTTGCCGCAATACTTGCAGGGCGATCCGTGACTAGATGATTGGGCTTCCGTGCCGTTCATGCCAAAAGCATGATGTAGGCGCGCGTTGAATCAAGCGACACGGACTACCGCTTTTTCCGCTGCTCTGCGCTCGTCTTCCTTCCGTGGCACGATCGGCATAGCGTCTGGAGGTTTTCGTCCGCGTCTGATCCGCCATCCTCGAGCGGGACGACGTGGTCGACGTTTGCTGATGGTCCGGACGTCACGCGTCCACAGATGCGGCATATAAACGCATCGCGAGTCAGGATGCGAATACGCTTGGCTCGCCATTCCTTCGACTTGTAGTGGTCTTGTTCGCGGTGCCTCGTCACCGTGACGAACACAGGAGGCCGCCAGCGTTCGACGCGGTCGGGCATGTCAGGCCTCGGGCGGATCGGGCGGCAGGAGCGCCACGGCCGAGTGAACGTAGCCCGCCTGCGTGATCGCATCAAACAGCGCCTGATCAGCCGCGTAGTACGCCCGCACCCTCGCCTCTTGAGCCTGCGTCAACTTCGGCTTCTCTCGCTTGGCCTCATTGGCCTTCGGCAGTGGCCCTTGCAGGCCGACGAGTTCCGCCGCCTGCGGCAGATGGGCCGGGAACCGATAGCACTTCGTCGGCCCGCTGGCGTACTTGTGCTGATGGGCGAAGTGAACATCGTCCCGCAGCCGCCCGCCTCGCGGGGGCTTGACGCCTCGCCGCCGCATCCTGGCGACGGCCTTCGCTGGCCGCTTGCGTGTGAGCATCGACTCCACTGGCGTGTCTTTCTCCAGTGAGTCTAGGGCGGCATCAACGTCCGCCTTCTTCAGACCGACCTGCTGCATGGCCGAGACGAATCGGTCCACTGGGTCGCGGACAAGCAGCACCACTGGCTTCGACGGCGAACGCTCGCTGTTGCACATCCAGTGCCACTGGCGACTCTCGGCACTCTTGCCAGCCGGGTACGCTGCCGTTTTGATCAGCCAGTCTTGCCTGGGCTGAAACTGCTTGATGATCGACCTCGCCATGCTGGACGAGCCGACCTTGGCGTTGAGGGCCACGCTGTAGTTGGGCGTGCGGAAGTACATTACGGGTAGACCCCCAGTTGCGAGGCCGGTGGGGCGAATGGCCCTGTGTAAATCGCTGCGCCCTTGATGATGCGGAGGTCGTCGATGTACGCGACCGCTCTTAGCAGACCGTCCGCGCTCGCGCCGACCGTGACGTTATTGGTGGGGTTCTGCCACGCAGCCGAAGCACTCGTAGAGATGGTCTGCGTGCCGTCAAGATACGCCTGGACTACAGATGGCGTTCCGCAAATCGCAATATGATGCCACTGGCCGTCATCAATGGACGCGGCTGCTATTTGAGCCGATCCCCATCCGTACAAATCGGAATATAGCCAGATGTCGCTGCCGTCCCGATACAGCATGACAGGGGCTGTTGCGGACACGCTGTCCCAGCCGAACGACAGGATGCCTGTTCCAGAAGCGCCGCTGCCTTCGCCCTGTCCAGGCACGCTGCGATACCAAAACTCAATCGTAAAATCCATGCCAGCAAAATCGCACCACTCGCCAGGGGCGATCTCCAGATATCCCGTGCCGTCAAAATATGCACTACTACCACCGAACTTGCTCTGCGCCGTGCTGATCGTTGCGCTGTAAGCCGTGACGCTCAACTGGTTTGGCGACGAGTCCGTAAACACGCTGCTGCCGTTGGTGCCATTGAAGTTCAGCAGCAGCGAGGTGCTGGGCGGCACGCTGCCAAACACCGTGTAGCCCTTCGCCGTCGCAATCGTCGGATCGTCGGCGTCGATGCCTGGATTGCCCTGCACAAACAGGTCACCGCCGCCAGCGAGCAGGTCGGTGTAGAACTGATCCAACGCCTGCGACGAGAGGGCGTTGTTAGCGATGCTGCCTGCCTCTACCGGATTGGAGATGTACGAGTACGGATACACCGTCTGCGTGTAGCCGCCCGATCCGGCTTCTAGGGCTACATCTTCGGCGCGGAGCGATACGAGGCTGTTGTTCGACAGCGTGAAGGAGTCAAACTGACCGGACGGGTCGCCCGCTGCATCGCATGGGTACACCTCAAACGCCCGCTTGCCTCCAGCAGCAGCCTTAGAGAACCCCGCGCCAGATGTTTTTGTCTCCACACTGCCGTCCCACCATTTCACGGCATAGTAGCCAGTGTCAGTATCCGCAGACCCGGACACGCTGCCGGTGGACTTGGTGGACAGACCCCAGAGACGGGTGTAGCCCTTCTCCGAGAACGTCGGCAATGGCGTCCGCCGTAGCTGCTTCCGGAGCAGACTGAGGATCCGCAGGTTCTGCGGCCGGAAACGCTGGATCGGTGCCTTGGCCATGGTCGTAGGGTATGCGGGGCGGCCCGAATGATTGAACCAGTCACGGGAAGCCCTGCCAGCGGTCCTCCCGCTCCTCGTCGCTCCATGCCTGCTGTTCGATCATCGTGAGCCGGCCGTAGATCTCCTCGGGCGTGGGGTCGGACACGCGGCGGCCGCTGCATGCCCGGCGAGGGCGACGGGCCAAGTGGGCGAGCTGGTCCAGAAGCCGCGCCTTGAAGAACGCGACGCCAAGCCCTGCCTTCCTGGCGATCTCCTGCTGGCTTTCCCCGGCCTCCCAGGCTCGCGTGATCGCCTTGATCTGGCGAGCCGTGAGCCGTCCGGCAGCCCGACCGGCGAGCCGGCTCGACCCGTCGCGCTGCCGCAGGGGCTTCGACTTCATGTCGGCGGCCTCCGGATCTCGACGACCAGCTTCGCCTGCTCCCCACGGCCCGCGTACCGCTTGGCTCCGCCATGGCTCACGACCTGGGTGTCGTCGTGCCACACGCCGCCGGCGACCGTGATCGCGTCCCACACGGCCTTCTCGATGTTGTCCAGGTCGCCGCAGTTCCGGCCCGGGAACGCCGGCGCCGACGGCTTCACGGTGCCGTCCTTGGCCAGGTGCGAAGCCGGTCGGGCGAACACCGCGCGGATCTCGACGTGGTGCGGCCCGGCCGATGCCTGCCAGCCGGCCCACTTGGCCCGCATGGCCGCCGCCATGCCGATCGCGGCCTTGTACGTCTTCAGGCCGCGCCGGTCCGGCGTGTAGGCCCGGCCGTTGGCGAACCGTGCCCGCGGCTGCGGGATCGGGTCTCCGGGGATCTCGAACGTGATCGAGGTCGCATCCATGCGACCCGCCACGGTAGCCGGGCTGGCGGTTGAATCCAGCGATCACGGGGACGCCTACCTGTCTGCGATCGCCACGGCATGCCGGGCCATCTGGTTCACGTCGATCAAGTCGAGGTACACGCAAAACACGACGTTCGCGTCCCGGCCGAACCGCTCAAGCACGAGTTTCCGCAGGGCGTCCAACTTGCACGCGCACGCGTGGGTGAACTTCTCAGGGAACGACACCCGGAGGAACGTCGTGTTCGGCTGGCCCGTGAAGTGGTCGATCAGGACCTGGGCCGGGGCGTGGTCGTACCCTCCGGGGCGATAGATCTCGTCGCAGCAGTCGCGGAGCTGCTCGGGGGTGATGGGGAGGATCACGACTCGCCCTCCTGGTCTTCGTCGACGAACCTCCACGCCGGACTCGTGCCGATGATCCCGAGCACCGTCCGAAGCTCGTCGCCGATGAAGACCTCGGCCTCGACGGTGGCCAGACAGCCGACCTCGAGGTCGATCGTCAGGCGGCGGACCTTCTTCCCCGGGAAGATCGCCTCGGCGATCTGGCCCGGGATGTTCTCGCGTTCGGGGATCATGCCGCACCCTCCCGCAGTTTCCGCAGCACGGCCGCCCGGGCCGCCTCGAAATCGCCGTCGGTGTCGACGCGACGCCGCGGTTCGTCTGCCTGCTCGGCCTTGGCCTGGGCCTTGCGGGCCTTGGCCTCCAGGTACTCCTGACGGCGGCGAGCCGCCTCGGGGTCCGCAGCCTTGCGCTGCCACTCCGCCGCCGCCTCGGATGCCGGGCGTCGGTCGTCTGCGGATCTCGGGCCGGTCACCGGCGCCGCCCGCCTCGGGTCGTCGAACTCCTGCTCGATCACCTTGGCCGTGAACCGCCTCCCGGCCTTCACGCCGGAGAACTGGGCCAGCGGTACGGGGCTGGTAAAGAACCGGCAGCCCGGAAGCCGCTCGATCGCCTGCATGGCCTCCTGGAGCCACCCAGGCTCGGCGAGCCGGTCCAGGGTGGCCGACGGCAGGGCATCGGCCGAGTAGGGCTTGATGCGGGCAGGGCAGGCCCTGGCCGCCGCGTTCCATGCCGCCCGCAGGGCTTCCCCGTCCGCGACAGCGTCCGGGGGTGGTGGAGGAGGAGAATTTGTCCTCTCCTCTCCTCTGGTGCGCTTTTGCTGCGCTTGAGCGCACTCGTCGCGTGCGCTTTTGCTGCGCCTCGGCGCACCATCCGCGCTTGCCTGCCTTGCCCGGCCTGCCCTCTCAAGGTGCAGGGCGCGGGACTTGGCAGACTGGGAAAACCTGCGACCCCACCCGGGGATCTCGGCCGTCCCGCCTTCGGCGAACCGGATCCAGCCGACGGTCTCGACCGCCTGCCAGAATCGCTCGTCGCCGCCGCACGTCCGGCCCAGCCTCGCGGGCGTGGTCCGGATCGTTCCGTCGTCGCTGTTCAGACTCGCCCACCCCCAGAGCTTCCAGAGGCGGTAGCAGACGACCTCGACCGGCTCGCCGGTGATGTCGATCAACTCCTGGACCTCGGGCTTCTGGTCGAGGGCGATGTCGATGGGCAGCCATTCACCGGCCATTCGTCAGGCCTCGACTTTCTTTCGCCGCAGACCCTTCGCGTAGATGAAAGCGATGGCGTCGTACGTCGCGAGCGACCTGCCGTATGAAGACGAATCTCGGTCCATTCCAAGTTTGTGGTTTGCGTCCGCAGCGCGGATCACTCCAGTGACCGACTTCTTGCTGAGTCGACTCACAAGCCGATCTCGATCAAAGTCTGGGTGTTTCTTGATGAACCAACACACGCCCTCGATCATGTCGCCTTGCAGCGCCCCGTCCTCTCCTGGCCAAGCGTCTGCCAAGACTGACAGGGCCAATATCAAGCCAGACCCATCGACACGCTGAAACGAGCGCTCGAGCGCTTTCACGGCCCTGATGTACGGCCACTTCGTCGAGTGGTTGTCCAGGCCCAGTTTGAAGCCAGATTTTTTGACGGCATCTGCGATCGCCAGGGTTTGTTCGTCGCCCTCCGTCAGTTGGGCCCGAAACAATGCGACAGACGAAACATTCGTTCGCTCTCTGTTTTTCAGGCGAAAAACCCTTGCTTCGTGCTCCTGGCCTTCAGATTGAAAAACGTCGCACGGGACCATCACAATCCCGAGTTTTCTGGCCGCAGTCAGCCGCTGCATGCCGTCCACAACCCAGTAGGTTCCGTCGCGACGCTGCCCCACCGTCAGCGATCCGAAAGCGTCCTGGTCCAGGTTCTTCGCGATCCTGTTCACGCGACCGGGAACAATGGTCCGTTGGTATGAATCAGAAATATTGAGTTCGTCGACACCGATTTTCCTGTTTTCCGTCTTCAGTAGCCGCATAACGGCCTCCTTTCGTTTATCCAACCACCGGCCGCACGTCACCGCGACGCCGCCGTGATCTGCCACACCCGCGCCCCTGCCGTCCCGTGACCCTTCCTGCGGGCCGCGAACCCGACGGACTCGATCTGCCCACGCCGGGCCAGCGCCGCGAACACCGGCCCGAAGGCCCGGGCGTCGTGGGGCACGAGCCCCAGCCGCTCGCAGTGGTCCACTATCTCCTCGCCGCTGCGGGCGACGCCGTCGGCCAGGAGCTCGAGCACCGCGGCCCGAGCCCGGTCGGCGTCGAACGCCGTCGTCCGCTCGGCCTTCGCCAGACACGCCGCCCCGGCGGCAGCCCCGGCGTCCGCCGGCCGGCTGGCCTGCATGAACAGCGGCAGCACCGCCTCGGGCGGCGGCGTGATCCACGGGGGCGTCGTCATCGCTTCTCCCCCTTCGCGATCTGGTAGAGCGTGACCCGGTTGCAGCCCAGGCGGATCGCGATCTGCGGGACCTTCATGCCCTGGGCGAGCAGCTCGCGGACGCGTTCGCGGTCGATTTTGGTTTTGGCGGGCATCCGTTCCTCCGTGTGTTTGCCCCGTGTCGTGGGGCGGCCGGTCGATCGCACGGCGGAAGGAGTGCCGTCGGCGGTCGACTACGGGCGATATGTTGCGTCCACCCGCTGCGCTCTCCCCGGGGCCGGTGATGGCAGCCCCTGCGGCCGGGAGCGGCCTGTCGTGTCATCCGTCGCTCATCGGCCCCGGCTTGCCTCCTGGCCTTGGTCCGTCCCATGTGTCCACGCCGTGTGGCCCGTCACCCGTCACCAGTCCGCGAATCACGAACGGCGGCTGGTTCGCCTGGACCCATCCCCGCAGCGCGCGGGCGTAGTCCAGGGCCTCGGCGAGCAACAGCCGCGGGTTGTTCGGCTGCCGCTCGACGAGGTACTCCAGGCGGCCGACAACGATGTCGACCGCGGAGCCGACACCGATCGCCGTTCCGTGCTCGCGGATCACCCATTCCATGCGTCGGCCTCCTGCCGCAGTTGCGCGGCTTGTGCCGCCAGGTCCGCACGAACCGCGTCGATGCGGTCGGCTGCCGCCCGCTTCGCGTCGGCGAGGCTCGCGTGGTAGCCGTCCGACTTGACGATCGTTCCGTGACCGAGCCGAACCATCGGCTCGCCATCGACCTCGACCTGTTCGCCGGCCCAGTGGTAGACGGTCGTCGTACCGGGGAAGACATCGAACTTGTGAAGCGTTGCCATGGTCTCGCCTCAAAACGGGATGTCGTCGTTCGGGATCGCGCCGGAGGCCGCGTCGGCCTTCTGGGTCGGCGTCCGCTTCGCCACGGTCTTCGCCGGCTCCGCCTTCGGCTGGCCGGCTTCGGGTTGCGTCCAGGCCTCGGCCTGGAACCACTTGTCGATCTGGACCTTCGAGTCGCCGGTCCGCTCGTTCGTGTAGATCGAGGTCGCGACCCGCACCCGACGGCCGACGAGGCAGGCCGGGCTCCAGGCTGGGCCGTCCTTGCTCGGGCCTTCGACCCCCGCGGACGCGCACACCTGGCGGAACTGCCAGCGGCGATTTTTCACCCGCGGGATGTTCGTCCAGGCCTCGGCGTAGCCGGCCGTGGCGTCGATCTCGACCTTCACCTTCAGGATGTGCCCGCCGCTCTCGGGCATCTTGGCCGCCGCCCAGTCGGCGTGGGCCCAGGTAGCGACCGTGATCGTGCCATCGTACTCGCCTGCCGGCAGGAGCTTCGCCTCCTGCTCGTCGCCGCCCCAATCGCCCCAGTTGATCGCCTCGTCAGACATGCGTCGTCTCCTTGGTCAAACCCATGCGGGCCGCATACGCTCGGACCGCGTCCATGTGCTCGTTCGTGTAGCGGTAGTGCCCGTACCGCTTCTCCGGTCGCGTGGATCGCCGCACGGCCTGCCGGATGTCCCACACGCCCAGGCATGGGATCTCGGCCAGTACCGCGGCAAGGAACTCCGACCACCGCATCCACTCGCGCGGCTCGTGGTCGCCACGCATCTCGGCGAAACTCTTCCAGGTCGTCACGCCGTGGCCTCCTGTGGGTCGAGCTCGTCGTGGCGGCGGTTGATCTCGGCGTCGAGCCGGTTCCGCTGGCTCTCGGTCATGTCGCCGGCCGTCACGGCCTGATCGGCCTCGTCGGCGATCTGCCCCAGGGCCTCGACGGTCTGGGCCTTCGCGACCCGCTCCATCCAGCCCAGCGGCCGCGCCGGCACGGCATTCGTCGCACGCTGCCCCTCGAACAAGGCCGCGAGGGCCTCGATCGTCATGGGCAGCTCGGCCCCGAGGCCGTAGCGGTTCTTGGCGTCAAAGGCGGCGGTCCGCTCGGCGTAGAGCATCCGCTCCTTGCCGCCCTTGGCCCGCGTCCGGCCGTCGGAGCCCTCGACGAGCCGCGTCCGGTAGTTCGCGAACAGCAGGGCGTCGGCCCACTCCTTCACGAGCGGGGCGACCTGTCGCGAGAGTTTCAGTTCGTAGCGGTCCCAGCCCTCGTCGAGGTCGGGGGGCGTGGTCCGCTTCACGGTCGAGTGCCCGACGAACACGACGTTGACGCCGCGGTCGATCAGGTTGTCGGCCAGGCCGAGGAACGCGGAGAACGCCTCCGCCAGTTTCACGAACCCTTTACCGAACCCGTAGTCCTCGACCGACCGCTTCCCGTCCTTCCGCAGCATGTGCTCGAGGGCCATCCGTTCCGCCCAGTCCACCGAATCGACCACCACGGTCTGGAAGCCCTGGGCGTTGCCGCCCAGCTCGACCAGCGCACCCTGGAGCGTCATCCAGTCGGCACACCGCACGCGGTCGCAGTCGATCTGCCGCGTCCCGTCCTCGGTGTCGAGGATCACGGCCGCCGGAAACTGGGCCGCGAGCGTGCTCTTGCCGATGCCCTCGGTCCCGTACAAAACAACCCGCACCGCTCCGCGGCTGATGCCGCGCTCGATCTTGATCGCCATCACGCGTCTCCCTTGAAAGGGTCGCGGGCGTGCTCCGCCGTCCGCGACAGGTCGCATCCGTTGCCAGACCGGCTCCGCCGGCATCCTGCGGACCGGCATCCGATGCCGTACCGCTCCTCCTGAAGTCGATTCACCACGAGCGCGATCCCGGCGACCGCGATGAACATGAACGTGATCGCGAACGAGCCGACCGCGATCGCGATGCCGTGCCACACGCTCACTCGAACACCTCGCCTTCCGTGTCGTCGGCCAGTGGCCGGAAGTCGTCGAGCGCGGCCTTCGCCCGCAGGAACAGGGCCGACCCGGCCGGAATGTGGTAGGTGTCGACGGCCACGCGGCGGGCGTCGGCCACGAGCCGCTCCAGCACCCGCCCCGGGGCCACGAGTTTCCGGAGGATGTCGGCCTTGCGGCGGCAGAACGCCTGCCACGGTCCGACCCTCCAGTCCGCACGATGGTTGCCGCTGCGGTGCATCAAAGCCTCGCGATCTGCGAGGTCTCGATCACATGCGGGATCCCGTAGCCGTCGCGAACGGCGAGCCGGCCATTGTCGCCGGCCATCTCGACGCGGCCCTGACGAAGGACGCCCATCGCATCCCGCCAGGTGATCGTGTCTCCGATCGCGTGACCGGCCGGCGGCCGGCCGTAGGTGTCCTGCATGCCGGCGGCCGCGGCGGCGGCTTCGGCGTCTCCGGGCTGGCGGTCTGTGGCGTCCATGCCATCCTCACTTATCTGATTTAGGGGACAGGCTAAAAACCGGCGTCAGCCGGCAAGCCCCGCGGCGACGAGCCGCAGGACGACGATCACGATCTCGATCCAGACTTGGGCGTTCATGCGTGCCTCCTTGCACTGGTTGTCACGGTCACCCGTGTCATCCATGACGCGGGCGAGACTCTAAAACACTTATCGGAGATTGGTCAAGCCCAAATCCAGAAAGAAAAACAGGTGGCTTTTTCTCGCATCAAACGCCGTTGCTAGCGGCGCTAGAGGGCGTCGCGGAGCTGCTTTGCCTGATGGCGATCGAACTCCGGTGGAGTCGATCAGGCGGCGCGGGATCCGTTCGGCGGGCGTCCGCCTCTCCGCTTGCGTTTCGCCTGGTGCTCCTTGGCGACCCGCTTGATCTCGCTGAGATCGTACAGCACCACTCGGGGGGATTCCACCCTCGACCACAGGACGCCGTCGCGGGCGAGCGAGCGGATGTGCCGCGTCGAGCAGCCGAACTCCTTGGCGGCTTCGGCGGTCGTGCAGAGCTGCCGGCCGGTCCTGTCGATGATCATGCTCATATCCTCCGGATCGTAGGTGTCCGGCGGCCTGAATCAACCCAGGCCACCGGATTTGCCTCGTCCGGCGCCGCGGCCATATGGTGGACCAGCGGAGCCGACTACACCCGGAAGGGCTCGAACCTTCAACCTTCGGTTCCGTAGACCGATGCAATATGGAGGGGGTTATCCCCCTGTAGGGATTGTTTTGATTGTGCGGCAAGATTTTTGAGCAAATGACCAACCGTGCCGCACGAAGCGGCCGCCTACGCGATGGATGCGAACTACATGACATGGTGCATCCATGATTCGCCAATCCACTCCGCAGACGCTCGCCGACTACGTCGGCCACTACGCGCTCACGCATCCGCTCGATCGTGAGTCGCTGCGGCAGTATGAGATCGTCGTCCGCCTGCTCGACCGCTGGGCCGGGCACGCCGTTCGGCTCGACGAACTCGACACGCAACTCGTGTCGGCGTGGCTTGCCGAATACGGGCAGACCGTCAAGCCGTCCACGGCCAGGTCGAAGCGTCAGATGGTGTTGAGCCTGTGGCGGTCTGCCGTGGACGACGGCCTCGTCGATCCGGTGTCGCTGATGCGGCGCGTCCGCCGCGTCCGCGTGCCGCACCAGGCCCCGGTCGCCTGGACCCGCGACGAGATTGAGCGGCTCCTGGTCGCCTGCCGGTCGCTTCCGCGGTGGCACCGCTGCGGGCTGCGGCGGTCGGAGTGGTGGTCGCTCGCGATCCGCGTCGCATATGACAGCGGCCTCCGCTGGGAGGATCAGGTCCGCCGGCTGCGAGTGGATCAAGTGACCGAGGACGGCGTGGTGGCGTGGGACCAGAATAAGACCGGCCGGTTCACGGTGTTCCGTCTGTCGGAGGCGACGATGGAGGCCCTGCGGGCCTCGCTCGTGCGGTGCCCGCGAGAGTTGGTCACGCCGTGGCTCGGCTCGCACGAGACGTTCAGCGATCAGGTCCGGACGCTCGTCCGGCGGGCCGGCGTCAGGCCGGGAACCTGGAAGTGGGTCCGGCGAACGTCCGCGACCGACGTGGAGATCCAGGAGCCGGGGGCCGCTCCGCGTCACCTGGGCCACGCCCCGGGCTCGAAGGTCGCGTATGCGTCCTACGTTGACCCGGCCCAGGTCGCGGCCGCCCGCCGCGGCGTTTCGCCGAGGCCTCTGTCGGTGCCGCCGGCGACCGCCGGCTGATCACCGCGCCCGATGCTCGACCTGATGCTGGCGGAGCAGCTCGCGCGGGACCGCCTTCCTGACCGCCTCCGCGAACAGGGCCACATGGTCCGCCGTCACGCCGCGGGGCTGCCGGCAGCACGCCGCCACGCCAGCGAGCGTGGCCGCTTGCTGGACCAGCACGGGGGCGAGGTCGTACTCGAGGTCCGCCCGCACGGGCTGACCGTCGACCACGTCGAGGACGCGGCCCTGGGTGTGGTAGTTCGCGACCTCGATCGCCGTCCCCGTGCCGATGCCCCGCAGGGGCACGAGGGCCGGGGCGTGGGCCTGGAGCCGGGCCTGCCCGCAGATGAAGACGTAGGCCATGTCGATACCCGTCGCCTCGCGGAACTGGCGGAGGCTGCGGCCGGTGCCGTGGAGATCGACGAACAGGTTCCCCCGGGCCGCCCGGCGGGCGTACTCGACGAACTCCGCGCTCGGCTGCCGCAGGCATTCGCGGCTCGCCCAGAACGTCTCCGACGGGATCGCGGGGTAGAGGCAGTCCCATGCCTGCCGCAGGAGCAGCGAATCGCGGCTGACGAACAGGACGCGATCGGGCCGGGCGATCTCGACGTACTCGCGGAGCAGGGCGGCCGCCGCGAGCACGAACGGCACGTTCGCCCGGGCGGATGCCTCCCACCATGCTGCCTCGGGCGAGTCCGGGGCGTGCGGATTCTGGAGCCGGGCCGCGCGGGCCGCCCCCGCGATCTCCCATAGGCCGGCCGCGTCGAGGGTCTTCTCCAGCGGCGTCGCCCCGCCCCCGGCGTAGCGGACCGCCGGCACGCCGGCCGACTTGGCCTGGGCCACGTCGCTCCGCGGGTTGTCACCGACGTGCTGGACGATGTCGCGGGCGGCCGGCGAACGCCAGTAGGTGCCCGTGAACTTGGCATCCCACGCGGCGACGATCTCGACTGTCGGCGGCAGGCCGATCGTATGCGCGAGCGTGCGGATCTGCTCGGCGTCGAAGTAGGTGTCGGTGATGATCCGATCGTGCGGCCCGACCCGGCCGCAGTTCTCGCGGATCGGAAACACGCCGGCGAGCTCGGCCTGCCACTCGTCGCGCTGGAGCTGGGCCACGCGATCGGCCGACCAGCCGGTCATCCGCTGGAGCGTGGCGAAGATCCCGTTCCACGTCTTGTCGCTCGCGACCTCCGCGGCCTGGCGGATCCGGCGGTACTCTGGCCCGCCGACCAAGTCGAACACCCGCCACGGGTCGCAGCCGGTGACACGTCCGGCCAACGTGTCCCAAAAGTCCCAGGATTTCACCATGTGCGGGCCTTGTGGGTTCGCGTGGTGATGTCGGAGCGGCCCTCAGCCTGGCCGCACAGCCACGGCCGGACGGCGTAGACGTTCACGCCGCGGGATCGGTGCAGCTCGCCGAACCGGTGGTCGACGTGATGCCGGCACTTCCAGTCAGGCGCGCCGACCCAGTCGCGGAGTTTCTCCAGGGCCGGCCGGCCAAAGACGCCGTAGGCGTGGGTGCGGTTGACGTTCGTCCCGCGGACGATGTCGGCCCGGCCGGGAACCGGCGCCGGCGTGGCGAGATGCTGGCCGCCGAGGTAGAGCTGCTCGCAGTCAGCCGGCACGTCGAGGGCCGTGATCCGGGCGGCGAAGTCGGCGACGAACGTCACGTCGTCCTCGAGCACGAGGAGCCGCTCGCCGCCCCCGGCGGCGGCCCACTCCAGGACCCGGTGATGTGAGCGGGCACAGCCCCACGCCCCGGGCACGGTCTGCCACCATGCCGGAGCGGCCTCCAGGAGTCCGTCCACGGCCTCGACGACGATCGGCCTGGGCAGCGGCCAGTCGGCCGGCAGGCGGCCCCAGAAGGCCTCCAGCCGGTCGGGCCTGCGGGCGAGCGAGATCACGACGACAGCGTCGAACATTCGTCGGCCTCGACCTCGGCGAGACAGGCCGCGTAGCCGGCGAGGTCGACCGGCGTGTCGGCACTCTTCGCCGCGCCCTGATGGCGGGCGAGCTTGTCGAGGATCATGATCTGGGCCCAGTCGGCCACGGTCAGCGGCTCGCGGAGCTTGTGGCCGAAGATCGCGTTCACGGCCGCGACCGTCTTCGCGAAGTGTTCTCCGGGCGGTCCGTAGGTCGTGCGGCGTTGACGGATGGTGCGGGCCGCGATGTCGAGAAGGTTCTCGGCGGGCGTGGGCATGCGGGCTTTCTCCTGGAGATGGCGGACCATGTTGATCGTGTGGACGAGCAGGGCCGCGAGCGACCCGCTCGTTCCGGTCCACGCTCCCGAGAACCGGCGGGCCTGGCGCTCCGCGTCTTCGAGCTGCTCGGCGTTGAGCCAGACATCGGGCGTCATTTGCCGATATACCCCCGGCCGTCCACAGCGTCCGTCCGACGGTAGCCGAGCTTCCACAAGATCTCGGCCAGCGTCGCCGCGACCTCCGCCGTGTGCTCCTCCGTGGCGAAGGCCTGGAGCGCGTGGAGGGCTTCGTGGATCTCGGTGTCGAGCCTCACCTGGCCGTCGTGTGACCGCGACGCGTCGATCGTGATCTGGCGGCTCGTGTAGTCGCAGAGGCCGAAGTTCGCCCGCATGACACGGTAGCGCCATCGCCAGACCCGACCGGCGATCTTGAAGACGTGGCCCATCACGACGACCTCACGCGACCGGCCACGATGCGGAAGTTGTGAACGTCGAACTGCCCGTCGGCGTGGACCTGGACGCTCGCGAACCCGTGGTTGAACTTGTTGATCCGGGCGTACTCGGGGTGCATCTCGCAAAGGCAGCCCGTGGACCAGCAGGTCGTCTCGCTGCCGAACATGTCGGGCTCGCAGTGGACGCTCGTCCGGTGGCCGTGGCCCTCGAGGACCGTGTGGTGGAGCCGCAGGAAGGCCCCGCGGGCCTGATTCACCGGCGCCGATATGCCCTTGCCCTTCTCGTGGCCGTGGAGGATCGGCAGCGACCCGGCCATGATCGGCCGCTGGTTGTCGACGAACTCGATCCCGTGGTCGGCCATGTCGAGCCACTGATCCAAGCCCATCCGCGGCTCGTCGGAGATCTCCGGGGCGTGCTGGAACAGCCAGTGGGAAAAACGTTCCTCATGGTTTCCGCTCTTGAACACGATCGGGATCTCGGGGAACTGACTGCGGATCCAGGCGAGCATGTCGCGGCAGGCCTGAACCTCGCCTTTGAAGTTCCGCTTTCGCGGATCCTTCGTGTAGCGGCTGATCGCGTAGAAGTCGGCCACGTCGCCGTTCAGGACCAAAGCGTCGACCCGGTCGCCCTTCAGTTGATCGACGGCCGCCTTCAGGGCGACCTCGTCGTGATACGGAACGTGGATGTCGGACAGAACGCCGACGAGTCCTGTGGTCTCCAGGACCCACGGCCCCCACGGCTCGGCCTTCGATGGCGGCATGGCCGGAGCCTGGCCCGCCTGCCGCTTGGCCCGTGGCGTGATGTTCTGCATTTTCCGGCGGTGCAGTTCGCCGCAGATGCCGAACTGCCGGCGGATGCGGTTGTAGGCCGCGGCCAGCGTGATCGCACCGTTTGCCTCCGCGTGTAGGCGACGACCCAGCGTCTTCGCCGGAGCGTCCGGGTGAGCCGCGCACAGACGGCGGGCCATTTCGGTGATCGGGTCGCCGCCGTGTTGTCCCTTTGGCATCCTTGCCTCCGTGGTCGTGTCTGGCAGTGTGGCCCCGGTGGGCCGTGAGTCAATCGAGCGGCCTGGGCCTACTGGCCGAAATACGCTTGGGCGACAGCCTTCGCGGCCTTGCGGATCCTCCGCTGTTGCCGCTCGCCCCACGCGTTGAGCGCCGAGCGTCTCGCCGAGCATCCACACTCCCGGGCGCGAGTCCAGCGAGTGACCCGCGCTTCTGTGATCCCGACCGCCTTCAGGCCCCGCTCCAGGAGGTCGCCGATCTTCGCCGGCTTCCACCCGTCCGGGTCGGCGCCGCTGGAGACGATGTCGGCGAGCTGCTGGCGGCTGATCGGCTGGGCCGACGCCCGGCAGGCGGCGTAGACGCGGCGGCTCTTCACGCGAGCCACGCGGCCGCAGCGGGCGCACGTCGCCCGAAGCCGGTCGCCGTCGTGTTCGAAGAGGAAGTCGCAGAGCATCAGGAGCCCGCCGGCTGGATGGTGATGTCGTAGGTGTAGTCGGGACATGCCCGCTTGAAGAGGAAGCCGCGGCCGGTCATGTCTTCGGCAGCGAAACCTCCGCAGGCCGCATAGTTCGCTCGATACACGCCACCCGGACCCGCGCAGATGCCGGGCTCGTCGTGGACGGCGAGGTAGCCGTCTCCGCCGTTGGCGAACGTCAGGCCTGTGATCTGCCCGAAGGTCTCGCTCGTCGGATCGTCGTCGACGACGGCCAAGATCGAGGCCCCGGCGCCGTCGCTCGGCGATTTTTGCGAGATGTCGATCGTGATGTCCGCGACCAGGGCTGGAAGCGTCGCGTCCGTCTCGTAGTACCGGCCGCCGCCGTAGACCTCGACCGAGTCGATCTCACCGGTCACGCGGTAGAACTGGCCGTTGTTGAACGTCAGGTCCAAGGACTCGACCACGCCCGTCTCGTGGTAGTAGGCACCGCCGCCGTCGATCGCCACGCCAGTGATCGCACCGCTGCCGTCGACGCTGGTAACGCGGACTGTGGCCTGATAGACCTCCACGTCGCCGCTGGCCTTCACGACCGTGAACACGTCGTCCACCTGATAACTCGACCCGGCGTAGTCGATGGCCACGCTGTCGATTTCCCAGGTCTCGGGCGATCCCCCGAGCGAGGCGAGCGTGATCGACAATTCGGCCGTCGTGCCGGTGCCGGCCTGGTAGCCGCTGCCGCCGATCAAAGAAAGCGTCGGCTCGGTGATCGTGGTCGTGAGCGTGCCGAACGTGAAACCCTCAACGAGGTCGTCGCCAGTGGCACCGGCGACATCAAACAAGTCTCCGTAGGTGTAGCCGGTTCCGCCGTCGGTGATCGTCATCGAATCGAGCGCCCAATAGGGCGGCGGCCCCGCTTCCGCAGAGAGCGCGAACGTGACCGTCAGCCCCGAACCGCCGTTGTAGGCGTTGATCGCCAGCGTCGGTTCCTCGCGGACGCATCGGACCTCGAGGTAGGCCGGCTCGACTTCGTAGACGGGCACATCAAAATCGACAGTCAGCGTCGAGCCGTGGGTGTAGTCGGCCCCGCCGCCGCCCGATCCGACCGCCACGCTGGCAATCTGCCAGACCGGCCTCGACTGCTCGTCTTCGGTCTCGGTCCATGTGATGGCGAGGTCGGCCCCGGATCCGGTCCCGTGTGACAGCGTCACGGTCGGCTCCTTGCGGCCGATCTCGGCGTAGGCGCTGCCGGGATCGACGACCGTGGCCGCCGTCAGCGGCCCGTCGTCCACGCCTGGGACGCCTGCCGGATCGGTGGCGACCCCAAAGAATCCCGAACCGAAATTGCTTGTCGCCGAGAGCGTGACGAGCTGCTCCTCGAAGGCCCCCGGGCCCTCGATCTCGGTCTCGGTTGGCCAGGCGGAGAACGGCGAGCAGTCTTGCTCATCGGCGGCGAGCGTGTAGTCGGTTGTCTTCGTGCAATACTGGTTTCCGATGCCAATCCAATACGCCACCGCACTTGCGGTTATTTCTTCCGGACAGTTGTCGGCAGACCTTGGGCCGTACCGCATCAGGTTCACTGCTACGGATAGCCCGCTGCGTTCGGCCGTCAGAAAGTATCGGTTGAAACTTCCTAGCTCGGAGTTGTTGCCTGATGTCCAGCATGGATTTAGCAGGAATGATCCAGGGTGTGCGGCAAATCGCTTGACCGATGGAGTGCAATCATCGCAGAACTCCGGCTGGCGGTCGTCGTGATCCTGGACATCAAAGATCACCGTCCCCTCGTCGGACTGGCAGTCAAAATACAAGTCCGGCTGTGGGTCTGCGGCCTGCCACTTTCCGCGAGTCCCGACAAATGAGGCGGCGACCGTGTCGGAGTAAAAAACGCTCGGCTTGGGGCACGGCGAAACAACGGCTGTCAGGTTGGACTCGACGACGTTCTCCAGGGCTGGGCGAGGCGTGACGGACACAGACTCGCCGTCGACAAACTCCGTGTCGTCTGTGTTTCCAATGGCAAGCCCGTGGATCGGGTTAAGCCACGGCGAATAGGTTCCGTCGTCGTTTGCAAGTGCTGGCATCAAGACACGCGCGCCGCTCTCTTGACCCTCCAAAAAAAACATCGGGTAGGCGTTGGCCCAGTTCTGCCAGCCTGGATTTTCGTCGAGCGGATCGACACGCATCGGGACACTCTCAAAGCTGAAGGCGTGGATCCCGCCCCACGGCGTCGCCTTCGCGAGTTGCTCGCCCGTACCCTCCAGGGCGAAGTCGATCACGACCTGGCCAACCTCGTCGCGGCAGCACGACTGGCAGACCTGGCAGCACGACTGGCACCCGAACAGCATCCCCACCGGGTACATGCTGGCCGCGAACGCGAGCACGGCCCACAGCGGCAGGGCCGTCGGGTCGGACGCGAGGGCCGCGAGGATGTCCATCAGCACTCCGCCGCGATCAGGTAGAACTTCCCGTTCACGCCACGCATCAGGGCGACCCACTTGTTCGCCCCGACCGTGCCGAACTTGTTCACGCATCCCTCCAGCGTCCCGCCGCCTTGCGTCTCGTTCGGCGGCGTGCCGGTCTCCCAGAGCGTGATCGTCCGCGTGGTGCCCTTGGCCCACTCGGTAGAGGTCTTGCCGATCCGCACCGGCTCGCCGTCGTCGCCGCCAGCAGCGCGGAACTTGATCGGCGGCTGATCGCGGTTTCCACGCTCATAGGCCCGCGTGGCCGCCGCGATCCGCCGGGCGTCGTTCTCGTTGAACGTGACCTTACGAGCCATCGGGCAGTTGCCTCGGCGTGCCGAAGATCGTGTCGAAGTCCGCGGTCGGGTAGAGGTCGACGCCTGCGCCGCCGTTGATCACGTCCGGCGGCTCGCCCGCAGGCTTGGCCGTGCCGTCGCTCATCAGGGCGACGGGCTGTTTCACGGCCTTCCCGTCGCTCCCCACGATGGCCCGCCGCTCGCCCGATCCGGAGCCGGACCCGCCGTCGATCAGTTCCATGAAGCCGACATCCCACGGCTTGGCCTTCCAGGTGTCGGGCTCCAGGCGGAACTCCCAGCGGCTCTCGATGAACTCCAGATTCCCGCCGTCATCGTCGCCGTCGAGGCGGCTGATCGTCTGCTTCTTCGAGCCCTTGAAGTAACACTTCCAGGTCTTCGCGTCCTGGTTTGCCCACTCGGTCTGGTTGAGCGCCCCTGCGGCGGCCTCGATGTCGTCGTCGAGGTCGGTCTCGTCGGCGTAATACTTGGTCAGCGACCAGCTCGTCTCCTCGCGCTCGCGCTCCAGGCCCTCCAGGGGATCGCCGGCGGAGTTGACGATCATCTCGCCGTCGATGTCGGTGAACGCCGGGACGCTCGTCGTCCCGCCGGACCGCTCCCACACGTCCTCGGGGATCCCGTTCTCTGTGATCTTCTTTCCCGGGGGCGGCGAGTAGAACTGGACCGTGAGCATCCACCGCATCCCGTCGTCGCTCTCGGGCTGGAGATCGAACTCCTGGGCGAGGAGCCCGGGGAACTCCCAGTGGGGCGAGCCCCAGGTGATCCCGATCTCGGCGGTGACGCCGCCCAGGATCTCGGCCTTCGACGTGAGCGGGCTGTCGACGCGGATCTGCCACCGCTCGGTGCAGCGCAGGCTCTCGCCGTACTTGCCGGACAGGCCCGTCGGTTTCCGCTGGTAGTCGACCCATGCCATGGCGTCAGGCCCCCTCGATCGCGAATGGGGTGTCCTGCTCCTGGCTGTCCAGGGTGGCGGCGATGTCCTCGAGCACGGCGAGCTGCCGCTCCTGGACATCCGCGCCCGTGCCCCGCATCAGCCGGAACATCTCGGCGAC